TGCTCGATAAACTGCGGTGAAATACATATTTTTGAGCAAGAAAGGAGCCGGAGCCATGACACGAGCTGAGAGCGAAGCGCAAAAGATGACGAAAAACCAGGGCGTTAGCTGGAAGCCGTTACATATTGATGGCGTCAATGACGACTATCTGATTTCAGAAAACAGCGAAGTATACAACTTCCGTAGGCATGTGATCATGTCTGACAACTTCTCTGGGCAGCAATACAAAGGGCGTTATGTCCGCCTATGCTGCGGCGTGAAAAAGCGTAGCTTCCGGCTGGATGTTCTGATGCGCCGTGTATTCCCGGAGCTGTTTGCTGCGGATGAAGAGAGATGGGAAACGATCTGGATCAACGGAGAACCGACCGGATATGAAGTCACGCAGAACGGTTCCGTTCGTCGCCAGGATAATCACAGGGCTGTCAAACCTATGGAACGTCCTGACGGGTATTGTCTGATCCGTCTGCGCCATCATGGAAAGACTGTGACGATCTATCTGCATAGGATCGTCGCAAATGCATTTCTTCCGAATCCAAACGGATTTGAGATCGTCAATCACAAGGACGAAAACAGGGCGAATAATGCGGTTTCCAATCTGGAATGGTGTGACAAGAGCTATAACATTCGATACAAAGGCGCTGCATCAAGAGCTGGAACACACGCAGCTATCACCAGAAAGCTGAAAGTGCTCGCCAATGCCGGTAATCAGAAAGCTGCTGAAATTCTTCAGACGGAACGATACTATGATAACGACGAGCTATTACAGGAAGCGCTGTGTCTTACTGCATAAGGAGAGGTGAGAATGACTTACGGCATCGAATATTTGCGGGGGCTTCTGTCGGTGAAGGCTGACAGAGTGCGGCTGCGTTATCAATACTACGAGATGAAACAGGCGATGCATAAGGTGTCGGCACTCATCCCGCAGGAATTCCGGTCGCTGACGTACTCGCTCGGGTGGTGCGGCAAGGCGGTGGATACGCTGTCCGACCGCATCGTCTTCGACGGGTTTGTCGGGGATTTCGGCAACCTGAACCAGATCTACAAACTGAATAATGCTGACGTCCTGCACGGCTCGGCAGTGCTCTCTGCGCTGATCTCCTCGTGCAGTTTCCTGTATATCGGGGAACGCGCGGACGGCTATCCGAAAATTGAGTGCATCGACGGCGGCAATGCGACCGGGATCATCGACACGACCACCAACATGCTCACCGAGGGCTATGCGATCCTGCACCGCGACGAATACGGCGAGCCGGATCTGGAGGCGTACTTCCTGCCGTACCGGACGGAATACTACCGGCGCGGTGAGGACAAGCCGCAGATCTACCAGCACAAGGCACCCTATCCCCTGCTGGTGCCGGTGATCTTCCGGCCGGATGCGCACAGACCGTTCGGGCATTCGCGCATTTCGCGGGCGTGTATGGATATCGTGCAGTCAGCGCTGCGGACGATGCTCCGCACGGAGGTAGGGGCGGAATTTTACTCCGTTCCGCAAAAGTACATTCTCGGACTTGCCACCGAGGAGGACGAGGAAACCGGCGAGGTCAAGGTCAACTTTGACTCGAAGAAGGCGACACTGTCGAGCTTTCTCTACTTCACGAAGGACGAGGACGGCGACAAGCCGACGCTGGGGCAGTTCCAGACGGGCAGTATGGCGCCGTTTATCGATCAGATGCGGGAGCTGGCGAGCCTGTTCGCAGCCGAGACCGGCATGACACTTGACGATCTGGGCTTCACGACGGAGAATCCGTCCTCTGAGGAGGCGATCAAGGCATCGCATGAGAATCTGCGTCTGACCGCCCGCAGAGCGCAGCAGACATTCGGAACGGGGTTCCTGAATGCCGGGTATCTGGCAGCGTGTGTGCGTGACCGGTTCGAGTACAAGCGGTATGCGTTCGCGGATGTGCAGCCGGCATGGATGCCGATCTTCGAGCCGGATGCGGCGGCGCTCGGTGTTCTGGGTGACGCGATCCTGAAGATCAACCAGGCAGTACCAGACTTCCTCGGCGAGCGGAATATCCGGGCGCTGACGGGGCTGAGGAGTGATGCGGAATGACGGAGCAGGAACGTGCGGCGGCATCGGCAGAAAACTACCGCCGGATGCGAGCGGAGCTTGACCGGCGGATGAGCCTTGACCCGCAGCTGCGGCAGATCTCGAAGAAGATCAAGGACGGCACTGCCGATTTCAGCGATACGTTCCGGTATTCGGAGCTGGTGTCGAAGCATATCGGCGCGGTGATGCAGGCGCATATCGGGGAGATCACGAATCCGCTCGGCAAGGAATACGTCTGCAAGGCGCTGCTGGAGGATCACTACGAGGCGATCAATGATGTGCTGGGGACGGTGCAGGTGTCGCTCGATGCGGAGCTGGGCATCCACCTGAAACCCATCAAGCCGCCCAAGCCCCTCGAACGCATCCAGCAGGTCGCGCACGCGCTCGAAGACCCCGGTGTGAAGCCGGAGGTCATCAAGCGGCGGGCAGGCGCTCCGGTCGTGAACACGGCGATGTCGATGCACGACAGCTATATCAAGATCAATGCGCAGAAGCGGCATGATCTGGGGTTCAAGTGCTATCTGAACCGCGTCGCTGTGAACGGCTGCTGCTCGTGGTGTACGGATGTTGCCGGCCGCTATGTGTACGGCGATCACCCGAAGGATATCTTCCGGCGGCATGATAACTGCGACTGCACCGTGACCTTCGAGAACGGACGGCAGCGGCAGGATGTGTGGAGCAAGCGGACGTGGGACGCGAACGACCCGCAGGAGGTCTTGCAGAACGCGAGTGAGCCGACGGTTTTGTCACAGGATGCCGCAGAAAGTTTACAAAATGATGCGCTGGGGCGGTTGACTTTTTCTACTGAACGTGGTATACTGAATGTAGGAACTGATGGCATGTTTCGCAGAAAAGACGATAGCAAAATCGAGCCAATGCCTAAAAAGCAGTTCCGGAAGATTTTGAAAGCATTTAAAGCGCAGGGCGGATTGATTCAATTCGATGATGCAACAGATGCTTACCTTGAAAGCCGAAATGCGGAAGCGATCACCTACGATGCAAAGACCATTCTGATTCGGCAAAAGCCGGGTCGTGCCAGTGTGTTTGAGGAACTGATCCATACAGCTCAATATCGAAACGGAAGAAATGACGGCTCATATCCAAGCCGTTTGCAATGTGAAATTGAAGCACAGGAAAAGCTTTTGAAATATGCCAAAGCATATAAGCTCACCGAGCCGGAGATTGAGCAGACACGAAAGGCTTTGACAGCATATCGCAAAGAACTTGATGCTTATTACAAGAATGGAGGCGAATCGTGATGTTAAAGGTCATTGATGTTTTCCCAGTTGGTACAATGTTGTCCGTAACACTCGATGGAGCTTGTGAGAAACTGCATAATGGGAGCCGTTTGCTTGACAAGGACGGAAACGAGATCATCGTAACCTCGGTTGCAATGACGCGTAATGATAACCCGGAGGATTTTGGGGCGAGCACAACGATTCTTGTAAAACGGTGTGCTATTCAGAAAGGCTCAGAGCTTTCAATTGCATAACACAACAAACCGTTCCGGGAAACCGGGGCGGTTTTTTGATACCCTGACGGAGGTGAACCAAGTGGAATCTGCAACCAGATTGGAGATCACATTCAAGTCCGGCGATACCATCACCTACAAGAAAGATGAATGGGACGACTACGGCTATGACGGCAAGGCGATCTGCGTCAAGCTGAAAGGTGCATGGATCGGCGTCTACAACTTCGACCATGTATTCAGCGTCGAGCTGAAACCGTGACAGAGTTAGTATGAAATCAATAATAAGTGTATGCATCGGCTAATCGTCAGGCGGTGCTATTTTTATACACAGAAGGAGGTACACCATGCCGAACGCACCAAGGGCAAAGCCGAACCTGCGCCCCGACCACAACGGCACGCAGCGGGCGCAGTTTGAATCGAACAAGAAAAAGATCTACGCCACGCAGCGCGTCTGCGGCATCTGCGGGAATCCCGTGGACTTCCACCAGAAATTCCCGCATCCGCTGTCTCCCTGCATCGATCACATCATCCCCGTGAGCAAGGGCGGGCATCCGTCCGACATCGGGAATCTACAGCTTGCGCACCTCTGCTGCAACCGGCAGAAGTCCGACAAGCTGGTCGCAAAGATGGATTTTTCGCAGGAAAAGGAGCCGGTATCGAACCGCGAGCTCCCGCAGACGTTCGACTGGAAAAACCTATGACGGATGCGAGAATCGGACGGCAGACGCCGACGCTTTCGGTCGTTCTGCCCTACAAGGAATCCCTCGGCAATGAAGCCGTCGAGCTGTACAACAGATCCGGGCGCACCGCGCAGGACTGGCAGGAGCTCATGATGGAGGACATCATGGCGCTCGATGCGGACGGCAGGTGGCTGCACATGAAGTTCGGGTGGAGCATCCCGCGACGAAACGGCAAGTCTGAGCTGCTCATTATGCGCAGCATCTGGGCGCTGACGCATGGGGAGCGCACGCTCTACACGGCGCATCGCACGTCCACTTCCTCGAATGCGTGGGAGAAAGTGTGCTCGCTGCTGGCGAAGATCGGCTTCCGCGAGGACGAGGACTACAAGACCTACAAGACCCGCGGCTGCGAGCGCATCGAATGGCTCAAAGACGGCAGCGAAGCGCTCGTCAACTTCCGCACCAGATCCTCCAAGGGCGGTCTGGGTGAGGGCTATGACGTGCTCATCATCGACGAGGCGCAGGAGTACACATCCGATCAAGAATCGGCGCTGAAATACGTTGTCACATCCTCGCAGAATCCGCAGACGCTCATGTGCGGGACGCCGCCGACAGCGGTCAGCTCGGGCGACGTCTTTCTGAAACTGCGGCGCGATCTGATCCGCGGCAAGGAGGAGGATGCGGGCTGGGCGGAATGGTCGGTGCCGCGCCTGACGGATGCGCATGACCCGGAGCTCTGGTATGAAACGAACCCGTCACTCGGCACGATCCTGACAGAGCGAACCGTTCGTTCGGAGCTTGGCGACGATCAGGTGGACGACAACATCCAGCGCCTTGGTCTGTGGATCGCGTACTCACAGAAGTCCGCCATTTCGGAAAAGGAATGGCTCTGGTACAAGACGGAAGTACCGCCGGAGCTCGCCGAGCCTGTCCGCGTTTACTACGGCGTGAAGTACCGTAAGGATTCGGTCGCGCTGTCGGCTGCGGTTCGCACGAAGGACGAGAAAGTCTTTGTGGAATCCATCGACTGCCGGCCTGTCCGCGACGGAAATGCGTGGATCATCGACTACCTGCGCAGCCCGTCGGCGGAGAAGGTCGTCATCGACGGCGCTGCGGGAGCGCCCATCCTCATGGAGGACATGAAGAACGCGAACGTCAAATGCAAGCCGGTGCTGCCGAAGGTGGCGGAGGTCATCACGGCGAATGCGCTCTTCGAGACGAACCTGTTCGACGGGAAGATCGTCCACATGGCGCAGCCGTCATTGACACAGGTCGTGGCGAACTGCGAGCACAGGCCCATCGGCACGGGCGGCGGCTTCGGCTACACGCCGCTGATGGAACAGGCGGACGCTTCGCTCATCGACTCGGTGACGCTCGCACACTGGGCGGCGGCGCTGGCGACGGGCAAGAAAAGAAAGCAGATCATAGGTTACTAACATGAACCAGAGGTGAACTATGGATAAGGAAACACTTGACAAGATTAACTCGCTGACGCGCCGGAAGTTTAAGGCGGAGGAGCTGTATACCTTTCCTGTCGTACTGTGTCACAATGACATCGACAGGGACGGCGAGCGATTCTCTGATGAGGCGCTGGACGAAATGGCGGAGCTGTTCGTCGGGAAGACGGGCATTTTTGACCATACGCCAACAGCCAACAATCAGGCGGCGCGGATCTATGACACCGAGGTCATTTCCGACCCTGAGAAGCAGACTGCATGGGGTGGGGAGTACCGCTGCCTGAAGGCGTATGCCTATATGGTACGTACAGACACGAACGCTGATCTCATCAAGGAAATTGATGCAGGCATCAAAAAAGAGGTCAGCGTTTCGTGCAGCGCATCGCGGCGTACATGCTCTATCTGCGGGGCGGATGTAAATGCCGGATGCGAGCACGCAAGGGGCAAGAGCTATGACGGTCAGATCTGTCATACGGTACTGGACGGCATCACGGATGCCTACGAATGGAGCTTTGTCGCCGTTCCCGCGCAGGTGGGCGCCGGCGTTACAGCTAAAGCGCGGAGCCAGCACGGGCAGGATACAGGCGTTATGAAGCACAATACAATCGAAAAAGGAGGAATCACGATGGAAGAGTTCAACACCATCACGACCAAGGCAGCGTTCGATGCTGCCGCGCAGCCGCTGATCGACGCGGCAGTGACCGCAAAGGCTGCGGAATTCGAGGGCTACATCTCTCCCGCCGATCACCAGAAGGCGCTGGACGATCTGGCAGCGGAGCACAAGGCGGCACTCTGCAAGGCATACCGCGAGAAGGCTGCCGTACAGTATGACCTCCCCGCTGAGCTTGCCGACCGTCTGATCGGCGAGACCGAGGAGGAGATCAATGCGGATGCGGAGAAGCTTTCCGGCATCACCAAGGGTTTCCGCGGCGAGACACCGAGCTTCACCCCGTCTGACAATGAGATGGACGGCGTGGAGAAGGCGTTTTACGAGAAGAACGAGGATCTGAAAACCAGAAAGGAGAATGCATAATGGCACATACAGCACAGGAAAGATATTCCAAGCTCGTCCTCGCAAAGCTTCGCAAGGAGCTGAGACTTGCGGACGGCGTGGTTTTCAACAACGACTACGAGGGCAACCCGACCGCTGGTGCGGTCAAGATCCCGGTGCGCGACACTGAGGTGAGCGTTTCCGACTATGACAAGGCAAACGGCATCAGCCTGACCACCGGCTCCACCAGCTACACCACGCTGCTCATCGACAAGGACAAGGCGGTCAATGAGCTGATCGACGGCTTTGATGCGGCGGCAGTACCGGACAATCTGGTTGCTGACAGACTGGATTCCGCCGGCTATTCCCTCGCGGCGCAGATCGACACCGACGGTGCGACCGTGCTGCTCGCGGGCGCGACTGTCAAGAACGTGGCACAGCTCACGGCACAGAACATCTATAACACGATCGTGGACATCCGCAGCGACATGTCCAAGGAGAACATCCCGAACGACGGCAAGCGCTATCTGCTCTGCACACCGGACACCGTGTCCCTGCTCCTGAACTGCCCGGAGTTTATCCGCTCCACCTCCCTCGGCGATGAGACCGTGACCAACGGTTTTGTCGGCAAGATCGCAGGCTTTAAGGTCATCGAGTGGAACGACACCACCGCGAACCTCGCCATGATCGCCGGTCACCCGCGTTTCGCGACCCGTGCACATGAGTGGCAGGTCGGCGTGCATGTGCAGAACCTCGACCAGTCCGGCAAGTATATCGGCGCATGTGCGGTACAGGGCCGCCGTGTCTACGGTCACAAGGTGCTCCGCAGCGCTGCCATCCGTGCGGTGTATGCACCCGGCAGCCTGACTGTGACGCTCGCTGCATCTGATGCGGGCAAGACCATCGCGACCATTACCGCAGGCAACACCGGCACGACCTACGCCTACAAGCTCAACCCGAGCGAGCGTGCGACCTATAACGAGACATCCAGCGCCTACGACGGCACAAGCCTGACTTCCGGCACGACTAAAATTGCTGTCTCCGCGGGTGACATTCTGGAGATCGTCAACATCTCCAGCTCCAAGGTTGTGGCGGTTGCGTATGTACCTGTCACGGCTTCGGACATTGGTACTTGATCGGAGTAGACGATGAGCGCGGCAGTATATGCTACCATTGAGGATATCCGGGCGGTCGGATATCCTCTGACGGCGGCACAGGAGACGGCGGCGACGACCATGCTGGCGCAGGCTTCCGCGCAGCTTCGCATCAAGGCGCGGCGCGTCGGCAAGGATGTCGATGCCATGATCGCAAAGCCGGAGACCGGTGAGGACTACGCGCTGGCGGTCAAGTCGGTGATCGTGCAGACGGTCACGCGGGCGCTGGACAATGCCGGTAATGCCGGCAGCGGCGGTCTGACGCAGGGTTCGCAGACGCTGGGTGCCTACACGGTGCAGCAGACGTTTTTTAACCCTGGCAGGTCGCTGTATTTTCTGAACAACGATCTCAAAGACCTCGGACTGTACCGCGGGCAGAGCTTCGGGGCGGTCGAGGTTTACGCGCAGGGAGATGAGGATACATGACGTTCCCGACGAATGTTCCGGCTGTGACGATCTGGGCGAAGGATATCTCCGGGCGGGCGCCGACCTTCGCGCGGCATGTGTACGGCCCGAGCTACTGGCAGGACTGCCGCGGCGAATCGCCTGCGCGTGACCCCGAGGACAACACCTTCGCGGCGATTCCGGCAACGTCCATCCTGGACGGATACGTTCCTAAAAAGGACGACCGCATCCTGCCGGCGGCGAGTGAGGCGGCCTCGCCGCCTGCCGGCGCGATGACGATCACGCAGGTCAAGGATTTCCGGTATGGGTCGGCGTTTATGCAGCATATTGAGCTTACGGCGAAATAACAGGGGGTTTGGGGGTAAGCGCCCCTTGGGGCGAGAGTGAGCGAAGCGTTAGCGGAGGGAACGAAGCCCCAAGCCTACCAAGGGCGCGTCCCCCAAGTCTAAAAAAGGATGACGATAAAATGATCAAGTTTTCGGGGCTGGATATCAAAATCAGCAGTGAGAGCAAGACGGCACTGAGCAACGCGCAGAATGCACTCGATGCAAAATGCATTGAGCTGATGCGCCCATATGTGCCGGTCGCGATGGAGCGTTTCGCGAACCGCGGCAAGATGAGAGATGCCCACAAGCAGGAAAGCCCCGGCGTCATTGTCAACACGGAGCCGAAGGCACAGCAGGAGTACTACACCAACAAAGGCGGTTCCGGCGGGCTTCGCGGCAAGCTGTGGTTTGAGCGCATGGTCGCCGATCACAGCACGGAGCTGGAACAGGCAGCCAATGAGGGGCTGAAAAAATAATGCGTAATGCGTAAGGCATAATGCGTAATTGCGGTGTCGCTTCGCGATAATTTTAAGGAGAAACCATGAGCATTATTGAAAGTCTGCGGGATTATATCCTGACATTTCCGGATCTTCCGGCGGGCGCTGTCCAGATCGACTACCTCGGATCAGAGCCGGGGCAGTTTACGCTGGAGCGTGTCCCCGGTGAGCCGGTGCTGCGGCAGTATACGGACGGTGGCTGCATCAAGCAGTTCTTGTTCGTGTTCGCGTCCCGCATGTACTACGGCGCGGATGCGGATCAGTGTGCTGAGAATCAGGCGCTGTTTGAGGCATTCGAGGCGTGGATCGAAGAGAATGCCCGCGGCGACATTCTGCCGGATCTGCCTGCTGGTATGACCCCGGTGCGGCTGGAGGTCACATCCTCCGGCTATGCGTTTTCGGAATCGGCCGATTCGGCGCGGTATCAGATGCAGCTTCGGCTGACGTACAGAATCAACTAACAGGAGGTTCACACTATGAAAGAAAGACACAAGAAGCTTGCGTTTTACGGTGTTCCCAGCACCGGCACGGCGGGCTATACGCTGACCCGCATGAAAAATTTTACTAAGCTCAGCATCAACAAGAACCCGGTAGAGCACAACGTCAAGTATGTGGACGAGGCGACCAAGCGCAACAGCATCGTCGCGTATGACACCTCGATCGACTATGCATTTGACGACACGGACAGCGATCCGGTGCTGACTGACATCAAAAACATCGCAGATCATGAGCTGACCGGCACCAACGCAGAGAGATACATCCTGCTGGTGGATACCGTCAGCAATGTTGCCGTGCTGCGCAAGTACGCAGTGATGCCCGGCACGGAGGGCGACGATGCGGAGTACTACGGCTATGCCGGTGCGTTTAAGGCATGCGACGAGCTTGTCTACGGCGAGGCGACCATTGCGTCCGGCGGCCAGTCGGCGACATTTACGCCGGAGTCCTAAAGGAGTTACACATGAGTACAACATGGACTTACAATGGTCATAGCTTCGAGCTCGATCTGGACTCGGTGGACGGACTTGAGCGCTATGATAAAGCCATCCAGGCGCAGAATGCCAGGTTTGCGGAGCTGACTGCCGGTACGAGCGGTGCGCGTGAGGTACTCGTATACTGCGATGCAATCACAGCGCTGATCGACACGCTGTTTGGCGAGGACACGACAGATTACCTTCTTGAAGGCTCTGCACGTCCGTCAGACTATGATGCGCTGTACGAGTCCTTCCAGGACTTCGTGCATGAGCAGACGGCCGCTGCTGCCGAGCGCCGCGCAAAGATCCTGAACAAGTACAAGCCGAATCCCAACCGCGAGCAGCGCCGCGCCATCGAGCAGGCGGTGAAGAAAGTCACAAAGGCAGCCGGGAAGGCCGCCGAACAGCAGTGATCTCCCTGCTGTATGAACCGCTCCCGGAATGCATCCCGGCGGGCGGCCGTGAGCTGCCGGTTCTGACGGATTTCCGAGCGTGGCTGCAATTTATCGGGCTTGTGGGCGACAAGGCGCTGTCGGTCGCAGACAAGATTGAAGCGATGCAGCAGTGGCTCATCGAGCCGGAGCCCGTGACCAGGGAGATCATGGACGGCCTGCTCTGGTTCTGCCGTGGGTTTGACCACAGGGAACTGAGATCCGAACCGGATCCGGATGCACAGCGGCGTCCGCCGACGTTTGACTGGGATGTGGATGCGCCGTGCGTGATCGCGGACTTCCGGCGGTACTATCAGATGGATCTGCTGCGCATGGAGTATCTCCACTGGTGGGAGTTCCGTGCGCTGTGGGAGTCTTTGCCGGAGGACAGCGCGACTATGCGCCGTGTGGGGATCCGATCCCTCGACCTGTCCGACATCAAGGACGCCAAGCGCCACGCCCACTATGCACGGATGCAGCGGGACATCGCTCTGCCGTTCGTGCTCGACGATGACGACATCGCTGCGGCGTTTGATTTTTGACCGGGGGTTTGGGGGTAAGCGCCCCTTGCGCAGTGAACGCCGGGAACTTGCCGACAAAGTGAACGCGCAAGCCTACCAAGGGCGCGTCCCCCAAGTCTGAAAAGGGGTGTAAGATGGCATTTGACGGAATCTTAAAATTCGGCACCGCGATCGACCAATCCGGCTTCAAGTCCGGGTTATCTGGCCTTGGAAGTATCGCCAAGACCGGCATGTCGGTCGTGACCGGTGCGGTCGCCGGGGTGACGGCTGCGGTCGGCGGTGCAGTTGCCGGCGTTTCGTCGCTGTCCGGCATGATGCTCGACGCTGCCGGGAGCGCTGCGGTTTACGGCGACAATATCGACAAAATGTCCCAGAAACTTGGCATGTCCGCGGAGGCATACCAGGAGTGGGATTTTATCCTACAGCACAACGGCACCTCGATCGACTCCATGACCCAGGGCATGAAAACGCTCTCGAACGCGGTCGTCGATCAGAGCAAGACAGCGACTGCGGCGTTTGACAAGCTGGGGATCAGCCTGGAGGATGCGGCAAAGCTGTCGCAGGAGGATCTCTTCGCGGAGGTCATCACAAAATTGCAGGAGATGCCGGCAGGCGCCGAGCGCACGGCGCTGGCGAATGATCTGCTCGGGCGATCCTCGATTGAGCTGGGGGCGCTGCTGAATTCCACGGCAGAGGACACGGAGGAGCTTCGCCAGCAGGTGCATGATCTGGGGGGCGTCATGTCCGACGAGGCGGTCAAGGCGGCCGCTGCGTATCAGGACGCGCTGCAAAATCTCCAGACTGCCGGCGACGGCCTGAAACGCGGGCTGGTGTCGGAGCTGCTGCCGTCGCTCACGACGATGATGGACGGCATGAGCGCGATCCTGTCCGGAGATCTCTCCGGGACGGACGTGCTGGTGTCTGGCCTTGACTCTCTGACGGGCGATCTGGAGGGCATCTTCGAGCACATCGGGCAGGTCGGCGAGCAGATGCTGCCAAAGCTCTCGCAGGGCATCGAAAAGGCACTCCCGGACGTCATCAAGGCGGGCGGCAGTATCTTCGGGACGCTGCTGACATCGGCGCTGCGGGTGTTGCCGGTGGTGCTCACGTCCCTGTCCGGCGTCGGCGGGACGCTGATCGACGGGATCGTGACGACGTTGTCGGATAACTCGGAGGATCTGATCTCGGCCGGCGTGACGCTGCTGACGATGCTCGCGAACGGATTGCTGAGTACCGCGCCGCTCCTGCTGCAAGCTGCTGCGGATCTGATCACGCAGCTCGTCGCGACGCTGGCAGAGCCGGACGGACTGGATGCACTTCTGACGGCAGCGATCCAGATCATCACGACACTGGCCACACTGCTTGGAGAGAATACCGAGCCGCTCCTGACGGCGGCGATCCAGCTCATCATGCAGCTTGTCAATACCCTCGCAGATCCGGCAAGCCTGACAGGGCTGCTGGATGTGGTGCTGACGATCATCACGACGCTTGCCGCGCTGCTGGGCGAGAATCTGTCCCCGCTGCTGACGGCGGCGATCACGATCGTGCAGACGCTGGGGACTTACCTCGGGGAGCACTCTTCGGAGATCCTGACGGCGGTGCTGCTGCTGATCGCGGCGATCCTGAATGCGGTGCTGGACAACCTCGACCCGCTGATGGATGCGGCGGTCGCGATCATCACGGCGCTGGCGGACGGGCTGACAGACCCTGAGAAAATGGGGGCGCTCCTGAATGCGGTCGGGACACTGCTTGCGGCGCTCTTCGAGGAGCTGACCATGCCGGCTCGCATCTCGGAGAACACCGAGAAGTTCGTGACCAAACTCCTGGACAGCCTGAAGGAGACTCTCGGCGGCAAAGACTGGGCGGCGCTCGGAAAGGCTGTCGTGGACGGCATTATGTCCGGTTTCCTCGGCGTTGATTTTGACATGTACGAGTACCTCGACGAGTTCGGGAACAACTGGATCACCGGCGTGAAGGACATCTTCGGGATCCAGTCGCCGTCCCGCGTGATGCGCGATCAGGTCGGAAAATACCTGGCGCAGGGCGTTGGTGTTGGCTTCGTCGATGAGATGCCGAACGTCGCCGAGGATGCGCTCGGTGCGTTTAATCGCCTGCAATCCGAAGTGGCGGCAGACCGGTACAGGACGCCGCAGAGCACGTCCTACATCACGAACAACTACAACACGACCAACCAGACGAGTACAAATTCCGCGACTCCGGGCGGCGGTCAGGGCGGGGATATCATCATCCCGGTCTCCATCGGCGGTGAGCATGTCGAGACGCTCGTCGTCCACGCGGTACAGGCGGCAAATGCGGAATCAGGAGGTGTGACGCTGTGAGACTGATCGACATTTACAAAGAGACACCCGGCGGCACCGTCCTGGTGACGGCCGGGTGCATCCAGGCGGGTGCGACGGATCTCAAAAAGACCGTGCAGTCCAAAGTCTACACGATGGCGGACGGCACGGTCTGCTGCTATCCGGTGCAGACAGCAAAATCGGAGATGACGCTGGAGCTGGAGTGTACAAGAACGCAGGCCGCTGCCATCGAAACTGCGGCAGCGCTGGGGTCGCTGCTCTTCGCGGGGCTGCGGTTCGGGACGAATTACAGCTCCGATCCGGTGCAGCCGTTCCAGACCGGCTACAGAGCGTTTCTCAGCGGTGCTGTACAGATCGCTGAGAAATACGCGCTTTCCGGCATCTACGCGGTGACGCTGCCTCTGATCCTGGATGCAAGTGCAGACACCTACCGGCGGGAGCAGGTCGCGGCGATCCTGCCGACGGCGCTCTCTGTCGACGGCGAGGCGGCATCCATCGAGTACGAGCATCTGCGCGGATATGACCTGAAGCTGGTCGGCGGTGTGCCGGTCTTTGTGCGTCGTTCTGTGGTATTCACGGGCGGCTCCACTATCGCTTTGGCGGTGACGGTCAAGCGGCAGGACTATGCCGCAGGGACGCGGGAGCTGACCGGCACGGTCATCACGATCGGCGGGACATCGGAGACGGTCACGGTGGACGGCAACAGCGCGGTGGCATCGAAGACGGCAGATCTGGCGCTTGGTGACAATCTGATCGACGTACAGGTGACGCTGACGGGGTGCAGACCGCTGATGATCCGGATACCCATTTACAGACAGGCGGTGGCGACATGACAATTGGTGAGCATGTAGCCGGCGTGGTACAGGTCTATGACTACCAGAATCACGACTGGAGCACCATCGCGTCTCTGAGTGACGCGAATGTCATCTCCTGCAAGACCAAACGGCTTTGCTGTGCGACTGGCGCATTTGAGATCGGCGGCGTCTATGCGGCGACGCTTTCGATGGTCTGCCGGCTGCCGGGCATCTCGCGGTACCAGATCAGGGGCTGCCGGATCCTGCTCCGGCGCTGGTATGACGGCGAGAGCTACACGGCATCCACTGCACCTCTGGAGGGCATCTTCTGGGTGACGGATGCGCAGAAAAAGGCAGAGATCTTCACGATTTCCGGGCAGGACGCGATGGGCTGGACGGATACGTCGAGCTATAACCACAACGCGGAGGAGGTAGTGCAGGACGGCACGCTTTCTGCGGGCGTTTACGGCTTCGGGGAATTCCTGGCGCAGCTCTACTCGGACGGCCCTGTACTGCAAGCCTGGATGGATCGCTGCGTGAATCTCGCGAACATCCTCGCGATGCGGCAGATGGGGCTGCGAAAGCGCCTGCTCGTCTGGCGTGATTACGACAAGACACAGAACGGCGGGATCGAGTACTGCAACAACTACATCTGGACAGATCATAACGTGGAGGACACGACGCAGAACGCATGCTTCTTCCTGTATCAGGATGACGGCGTCTTCAAGGACGACAACCCGCGGAGCTTCCTGCGCTGGCTGGCACAGGCGGCGGGCGGGTTTATCACGGTGACAAAGGACGGCTATCTGACCCTGCGGCAGTTCGTGCAGCCGTCGCTCGGGGATGCTGTCGTATATATGGCGGACATGGAGCTGGACAGCTGCGAGGTCGCGGACTACCGGCTGCAACTGTACAGCACGACGGTGGTTTACGATGATTTTCAGCCGGCGTGGGCGGCGGGCGATGTGCCGAATGCAAACGGACTCTCGCCGTACCGGATCTACGTCGAGGGAAATCCCTTCATGAACGGATACCAGAAACGCATGGATAACGAATGGCTCTCCCCTGTCTGGGGTCTGGCAATGTCGATGTATCACTACGGCGAGAATCGGAACTGCATCGCGCGGCCGTTCCGGGTCAAGGTCCACACGACCGACCGCTACGAGCTCGGCGAACGGATCTGCTTCCCGGACTGGCACGACCTGGGCGAGGTCGCCGGCGGGTCGGTCTACCGTGACACGAATGCGGCCGTCTACCGCGACCAGAACGGGCAGATCTACCGGCTGCGCGGCGGCGAACCGCTGTACAGCGTGATTACCGGCATCGAGTGGACGTTCCGCGGCGGCACTGTGCTGTCCTGCGGCGGCGAGGATACCCGCGTCATGGCGGACTGCATCAAGGCGTCCAAGGCGGACAGGGCGATCCGCGAGATGCGGAGCAGGTTCAAGGCGGCAGAATAGGAGGCGCGTGATGAAAACAATCGATTTTTTTAACGAAACACCGCTGATGCGGATGCTCCGGGGGGATACCTCGCCGGAGCTGGCTGTCCGGGTCGGGCTGGAGGATACGACGGGCTACACAATGCGTGTCGTGCTGGAAAATTTGTCAGTTCCGGGGTCGGTGGCGCTCGTGAAGCAGTGCCAGCCGTTCGGCGATGAGACGGGGCTCGGATGGAACGTGGTGCTCACGAGCGAGGAAACTGCGGCACTCCTGGGGACGTACCGGATGCATTTCATTCTGACAAGCCCCTCCGATCTGGAGTACCGCAAGCTTGTCGGGACACTGCATGTGCTGGATGTGCCGCGGGAGGTGACGAGCTGATGGAGATGCAGTTTACGATCGGTCAGAGCGTGGAGTTTGCGTTTGAAATGGGCGGAGGGGGTTCCCCTGCACCGGCTCCTGGGATCGGCGCGATCACAGGTACGCCGGTACTGATCGTCAACCAGGCAAGTTTCAGCGGCGCACCGATCGTCGGTACACCCGAGATCATTGAGGAGTGATACTATGCAAATCAAGAGTTTTTCTACGCTTGCCGGGCTGCAAGCGATCCTGGAAGCGGACGCGGTCCCGAAGTACTTTTCGAGCGTGACGATCAGCGACAGCACGATCATGTGCTATATCGGGGAGTCCTTAGCCGCGCAGATCACGACAGCGTCCATCAGCGTTACCTGCAATGGGCTGTCCGTTTCCGCGAACTCGTCGAATTCATTCAGTTCTGCCTGCATCACGGATAATGCGATCGCCATTAGTGTAGCATCGCAGCCGCCGTTCCTGATCTGCAAAAACGAGGCGGGGGATACCGTTATCTGCTTTTTCAAATCCGGCAACAACATCTCTTCCAACGTACGGCCTGCTGATTACCCGACGCGTTTGTACACTGCGACGTGCTTAAAATCAGTCTTTGTAAAATGCACCTGCTGCGACTTCGGCGACAATTATGTCAGGATCAGAGCAGACTCCATCTACAACGACGACGGGTCGGTTGTGGGCGTCTGGATGCCTGTCTATACGCCGTATCCGTCGCATCAGTCGCCGTTCCGGTATACCTTTGGTGGAGTTGGGTATGTCGGGACGTATGGCAACAACTTTATGATCAGATCGGAGTGATGCCATGAAGCAGGAAACATTTATCAAATGGCTGACTGCGGAGCTCTGTGCGGTCGCGGGGCTGCTCTGGGGTGATCTGGACGGGATGATGGTCGCGCTGCTGCTGTCGATGTGCCTGGACATGGTGACGGGGCTGATCGCAGGACTTATGGCGCACAAACTGGACAGCGCGGTTTGCTTTAAGGGTGTCGGCAAGAAGCTGATGATCCTTCTTGTGGTCGCGCTGGGGCACATTCTGGATGCTTACGTCTTCGGCGCGGCGTTCTGTAAGGTGATGGCGGAGGGATTTTATATTGCCAATGAGGGGCTGAGTATCCTCGAAAACACAGGAAAATTCGTCCCGTACCCGAAAAAGCTGCGGGACATTCTGGCGCAGCTGAAATCTGAGAATGATAACGATAAGGAGGACCACCATGACAATTCTTGAATCTGTGTTCTGTCGCTATACGGACGGTGTTCCGATCCACCGCGTGACCATTCAGGTGGACACGGCAAACGACCTCCCGACGCCGCAGAACAACTGGGCGCCGGGCAGTATCTGCATCATCGCAGCGACGCATGCGTACAAGAGACTTGATGAACAGGGGGAGTGGGTATAATGGCGACAGATATGATTGCGCAGGCTATGGCGATGGATGCGAGAGCCGCCGCTGACGGAAAGGCGGATTTGGTAGACGGAAAAATCCCTGCGGCGCAGCTGCCAGCAGCCACGGAGGAATCCGCCGGTATTATGTCGGTGGAGGACAAACTAAAACTGGACGGCATCCAGACCGACCCGTCTGTCATTATCATCGAGGATGCGCTGAATGTCAACAGTGAGAATGCAGTTGAAAACGGCGTTATTGCGAGAAAATTCGTGGGTGTTGATGCAAACATCGCGGCACTCCGGCTGCTGATGAACACGAAGGTGTACGGGTATCGCGTCAACAAAAACGACAGCAATCCTGAAACCAGAGTGGAGTATCTGTATGACGCGGTAGGTATGACACCGGCGAGGATGGACTACCAGACAGGGCAGTTTGACTATGGTTCGTGGGCAGATGTGTGGTTTATCGCTGAAAACAAACCGTGCGCTGTGAATTATAACGGCACGGTGGATTACTACCTTGACCCGACCGATTACACGAAAAAGGCAGACGGCACGGCTTCTGACCTGTTCGTTCTGCTGACGGAAGAGCCGTCAGACTGGGCAACAAAGTACACGGGGTACTTTACAAAGGACGAGAACGACGATTTTGTGTTTGTCACAGGCGAATCTGCACCGACATTCGCGACGGATACCTACTACACCAACAGCGCCTATACCGGGAACTTCATGGCACAGATGCCGACGGTATGGTTCAAACGCTGGGAGGATGCCGACTACGAGTATGTCGCGATTTGCAACAAACAGCTGAACAGCGACTTTAAGGCATACGCGCATGATGCAGGAGACGGATATATCAATCCGTATACCTATCTGCCGATGTTTAAGGGCGTAACAATTGACGGTAAACTGAGGTCGATTGTCGGCGCGAAAGTCGAAGGAGATACAAACGGTTCACAAGAAAAATCGAGAGCCGAAGCCAATGGCGCCGGTTGGCAGTTATGGGACTGGGCAAAGCACGAGCTGATTTCCGATTTGCTGACGCTCATTTCCAGAACCTCAAACTCGCAGGCGGCATTCGGTCAAGGCGATACAAACACCTTTGTAAATGGCGCATCGCAGAACTATGGAAAACTGAACACTGGTCATCATAAAGTCGATGGTGCTTGGAAGCTGTATGGAAGCTCACAGTTCTACGGTGAATCAAACGATAAACACCACGTCAGGGTATTTCATATCGAAGATTTCTGGGGAAATCGCTTTGACAGATGTCTGGGGCTGAATCTTGTGAACATGGAGTACAAGTATAAAATGGTGCGCCCATACGCACTTGATTCAGATAGCTCGTATGTATCGTCTGGACTTACAGCTCCTGCATCAGGATGGCAAAAAACGCAATATGCTGGAGAGTTCGGTATGCTCCCTAAAACGGTAGGGGGTAGTCAGGCAACTTATCTTTGTGACTATTTCTGGAGTTCATCTGGTACGCGCCTCGCTCTGTTTGGTGGCAGCTGTGATGGCGGGACTTATTGCGGTTCACGTTATTTGCATCTGTATTATGCCGCGTCGAGTCCGAGTTGGAGTATTGGCGGTTCGCCTTGTTTTAACCCCCCTCACGAGGGGGTTTAAGGGGGATACTTCCCCCTTAAAAGAAACAACGGTTTATCTTTGCGACGCGCCTCG